TCAAGCTGCAACCGGTCGCACCGGACGATAAGCTGCATCAGGAAAATGATCGGCCCCCTCCGCCCAGGCACGTAACTGGATGCGATAGTCACGCCACTGGCGATCATTACCAGATAGCGCTGCAGGGTCACCGTCCTCGATGCGCAACAGCTGATCAGCAACCACCAGCAACTCAGCCGAACGCCAGGCCGTTTCAATCTCAACGGCAGCGCGGTAGGCAATCATTGGATCAATGGCCCATGTGCCGTCAGCCATGGCGACATACTCAGCAGCGCGATCATCCTCGGGACGAGCACCGACCATCAAAATATACCCACTAGGGCAATCACCGCCGACCTGCTGAAAGTTTTCACCGACCTTTGCATATACCGGAAAATTCATCCCTTAAGCCTCCATACCTGCGCCCTGCATGGCAGGGCTGTTTGGGTTGACGCCGGATAAGTCGGAGTCGTGATGAGCTGCCCGATAGGCGTGTTAATGAGAAGGCCGGCTGATCCTGTTCGAGCAACAATTTTATCTCTTCGACCAGCGGCCAGTACGCCATAGGAGGCCGTAGTGGTTCCAAACTCAGCAGGAGTACAGGTTTCCCATTCGCCGTTATACAAGAACTGCGGAACGCAAATTACCGGATGATCGCCAAACGGATTGGCCACCTCGTACCGAGAGTTAATTGCAACGTTTACCGGCGAACCCTCTGAACCACCATTGAAGTAGACGTAAGCAAACCCGGTTGCAGCATCCAGCGCGTTGAGCTGCGCCTGTTGGTTAGCGTAGCTGGTTGCCAATACGGCTGCATCGGCAAGCCCTGGGTTACTTACCGAACCGAACAGCACCACACCCCATACACCAACGCCGTGTGTTGGGAACGTCTCTGTACCAGTACGCGCTACCAAGGAGGCATTGAACGTAGCCAAATCTGCGTTAGCGTTAGATCCGCCTAATGTCCCCAAAGACACCGCAGACGGCCCACCTTTAGATTCAACGCTAAAGGCCCCGCTACCACTTAACAGGGCACCATTCCCCCCAACCGTGACGTAGCCACGTCCGAGCAATGTGCCGCTTATATTTTGAATCTGATCTTGACGCAGCGTGCCTGTAGCAAACCCAAGACTACCGTCGCCACGGAAGAACGCCGGTCCCAAAGACCCAGCCGACTTTCCGTTCCAGTCCGGCACACGGATCTGGTTTGCCACGCTGTCATAAGCCCAGCAGAGTCGCTTGGTTGGGTCAGATAGCCAGAGCGCTGGCGTGGTTACTGGAACGCTTGGTGTACCGCTTTGCAGATCAGCAACCGCAGCAGGATATTGCGCCAAGGCATTACTGATCAGTTGACCATCCGCCTTGATAACCCCGTTTGGCGAGCTGTTGCGGTTCGGCAACATGACTACCTCACCAAAGAATCGTCCCGCACGACCATCAACTGATGCCGCCGAGGCTGCTGCCGCTGCTGCCGAAGAACTTGCAGAGCTTTCTGAAGATGATGCAGCAATAGCAGAAGCGGCCGCTGCCTGGGCAGACTCGACAGCCAAAGCCGGTTGTTCTTCTATTTGTGCAAGCGTGAGATTAGACGTCACAGGGTCGCCAAAGGCGTCGAATGCCAACACCTTTGAGGCCCGCAAGCCCTTTACAGGCAATGGCGGAATGCCTTCAGGCTCAAGTGGGCTAACCGTGAAAGCCCGGCCGCTGTCCCGGTTGATCTGTTTGATGGCCAGCCAGAGCCGGTCTAGATCCCGGTTTACCGTTTCAGATAGAAGATCACCGTTGATCTGGTAATCGTTCAATCGCTGGAAGGGGATCATCTGCTGGAATAGCAGATCCCCAGTCGGCGGCGCCGTGAAAGTACAAGTGCTGGTCGGGTTTCCAATGTTGGTCAACGTGAAACCCGAGGTGACCAGAACACCATCCAGGGTGATCTGTAGATCGCTCGCATCCAGTAGCAGGAACGGGATGGTAAAAACGGTGGTCACGCCGTTGGCGGCGTAGCGCTTGTAGGTGACTCCGGGTTGAACTGACATGGTTGGCCCCTTTGAATCGCGGGCTCAGTAGTCGACCTGCACCTCGTGCACGCCCGCATTAGTGCGCCAATCGTCCCGCCGAGCCTCTGTCGGTTTCCCGACTATTCGGCCAATGCGTACGGGGGTCTGTGCAATGGCGCCAGATCCGGAATCGAGGTAATCGTCGTCCTGGTCGGTAAGCGCTGGGTTGAAGTCGCGCATCTGGTCCCACAGCGGGCCGCGCAGCACATCGACGTGCGCCCACAGGAAGCGCGCCGACAGCGGCGACTCGAGGGCATCGAGGATGCGTTTCTGTTTGTTGGTACTGCTGTGCTCCTCCCCTACCCCGCAGCCTGTGCCCCTGAGAGCCTGGCGCAGGATGGTCGGCACAAAGCCGCCCGGCCCGTTGGTCTCAACCACCACCCGGGTGATCTGGTACTTGATGACCAAGTCGCGGACCTGCTTTACCTGACCGCCGGTGATCTTCTCAGTGCGCTCGTCGAATTCGGCGATCTCGCCTTCCAGGCCTTTGCACACTTGCCAATAGAGTTGGCCACGGGCATCGGTCAGAATCAGCGAGAAGGCCGATGCGTCGGACTTGATCTTGCCTAGCGAGCAGTCCCAGTACGCTGCAGCGCCGACGATTTGCGTGCTGCCCAGATACATGGCGCAGGCGCCGTTGGCGTAGCGGATCTCCGGTTCCAGGTCATACGGGATCATCCGAGCCGGGTCGAGACGAACCTCGGTAACCGGCTTGCTGTGCAGCTGATACTGGCTGTCCCATTCGTTGATGGTCCGGGTTTCGCGGCGGCGCGTCTCCAGCGTGGCCATGTCGAACCGCTCAGGCCAAGCACTACCGGCATAGCAATCGACCAACGTGCAGGGTGGTGTAAAGAAGGCAATACCGGTTTTGGTTAATTGGTAGTCCTTGCCAACCACCAGTACCCGCGCGTGCTTGCCGATACCAGAGAACACCACTTCTGGCACAAATGGCACGTCGTAGGCGTTCTCCTTGGCGTCCTCTATCCGATGCTCCTGATCGAACATACGGATGGTCAGACAGTCGGCGCCCATGCTCTCGACCTCGTCATACAGACTGTCGTGCGTATGCGGGGTGCCGATGTACAGTTTGCTGCCGCCCGGTACCAGAATGTGCGTTTGCTCGCCCAGGCGGTACCGAAGCTTTTCCCGGGCCTCAGGCGTCTGAATGTTCCGTGGTACCTCAACGTCGTCGTTCTGGCACTCGTCGGCCCGTGCGGACGTGACGTTCGACAGGATGCCCTTGGCGAACATGCTGGCGTTCCGAAAGTCAGCCGCGCCGTCCACCCACCACTGCTCCACCGTGCCCTGGTTGGGTGGCAGAAGGTGGCGGGTCAATGGATGGTTCCGGATTACGTTTTGCGTGTCACGACTGGTCTTGTAGGCAGTCGGGTCTGACTCCGACTGGTGCAGGATTCGGAATGTGGGGTTCTTGTAGTACAGCCAGGCGTTATAGATAGCCAACAGGGTCGACTTACCGAAGCCCCGGAAACAACGCAAAACGGCCAGAGGCCCTTTAGCCTCCAGCCATATCAGTGCGCGAACGTGGATAACCGGCACATCCCACCGCATGCGCCGTGCCCACAGCATGAAGAAAACCAGTAGGCTGACTTTCTTCTCGGGCTCAGTGGACATTACCGCTTCGCTGCATCTTCTCGATTATCGCCTGGGCTTCGCGCTCAGCGGCCGCCAACTCGCCTTCCAGTTCGTCTACAGCATGGCCAGCGTCTGGCGCCGGCTTCTGCCGGTTCATCACGCCGGCGATGTTCACAACCTTCAGAAGCAGGGTCATGGTGGCGGCGGCGTTTTTCTTGCACCAGTACCGGTCGCCGCGCTCCTGCTGGGTGAGTTCAGCCGGGGGTTTCTCGGCTCCCGGCCAGTTATGCGGATCTACTTCGGTGATAACGACCTCGCCCAAGCGTTCGCTGAGCGCCTGCAGACGGGTGATTTGATCGTCACGCATATCAGCGCCCCCCTACAGCTGCGCCAAGGCTTGGGCCGCGATCTGGAGTTGCTTCGCCAGGCTCCCACCAGAACTGCTGGCCAAAGTCCTTGCGCGCGCGGCGGCGCATGTTGCGCAGATAGCCAGGGGAGAAATACTCCTGCAGCTGGTGAAAGATCATGTGGTCAGTTGCGGCCTTGGTGTACCAAAGGTTTGCCGCTGGTGTGTGGCTCTTCAGCAGACGGACCAGGTTGCCGCCAACCTTGTCGACGTCGCCTTCCGTGGCACTGCCTTTCAGGTTCGCGATGGAATCGATGTCACCAGCGATTGGCCCAAATATTGAAGCAACGAATGAGGTTCCCATCTGCGTCTGGTTGCTGAATAGGAAGTCGCCGTACAGGCCGAGCGAACCACCCTTCAGGAATGCGGCGGCACCGAAACGAAGGCCAGGCACCCCCAACACGCCGTCATCCAGCATATTCTTGGGGTCGCGCCCACTGGCAATTTCATTGAGCTGAATGGCCATACCGCCAAGTACCGTGGTACTGGCCATCAGCGCAGCCATGTACCCGGCCTTACCCCAGCCGGTTTCTTGGGCCATGGCGCGCTTGAAGTGGCGCATCATCATGGCAATAGAAAAGCTTTTGAACTGCCAGAACGAGCGCGTCATCTCGCCCTTGACCGTCCCACGCTGCACGCCGCCGTGCATGAACGCTTTTTCGCGTGCGCCCGGCTCGATGATGGCCATGTTGGTTTCGTCCAGCACGGTACCGAGCAACTTGGTGGCGGCCTGATCCTTGAGGCGCTGCGGTGTGGTCTTGAGCTGGCGTGCTAGTTGCACCAGGTCGGCGTCCGGTATGCGGTAGATACTGCCCGACGTCAGCACCGTGTCTCCTGAGCCACGCCAGTCCTCCGGCTGCGCAAGGCGCCAGACAGCCCAGTCAGTTTCAGTTACACCCTGACCAAGTAGCCGCTTGCTGTCGGCCGGGTCCATGCTGGCGATGGTTTGGAAACGGCGCGACATATCCCCTATCGTGTCCATCATCACGGCACCAAACGCACGCTGGGCGCCGGCAGTCATGGCGTTCATGCCTGAGACCTGCATCACCTTGCTGGCAGCGGTCTGTGAGAACTTGGCTACTCGGCCCGATATCTGCTCAGTGGTCCCAAGGCCGTCAGCCCCCCAGCGGTTCAGGCTGCCGATCATCTGATTCAGGCCAAGACCTGCACGCTGCGCCAGTCGCCGATCGGTAGCGTCAGCCGGATTGAGCATGCGTAGCTCGTTCTCGAACACCTTCATCACCGGCATACCGTTCATGGATGCAGTGAGGCCCAGCGTTCCCTGGTCGGTAACACTGGTGATGACCGCCGAACCCAATCGGCTGGCAACGTTAAGGGCGCGGTAGGTATCGAAGCCGTTGGCAATGGCTGCCGACGCTGGCGGTTCGCGGGTGCCAGCCACTTCCTCATATAGGTATTCAATCTTCTTGCGCTGCTTGGCGGTTGACGTTGCATCCTTCGGCCGCATCTCGTCGGTAGCCTTCTGGCCAGCATCGAGGAAGTAGCGCATCTGGTTGTTTGGGTTCGGGCCTAGGGCTTCGACCAGGGAGATATCGCGGGCGGCGCGATCAATGTGGCCGATCAGAAGTTCCAAGAGGTTCTTGTCGCCATAGGCCTGCTGTGCGGCGATGAAGCTTTCAGCGTCCTTATAGTGGATCTGCCGCGACTCGCTGCCACGGTTGGCGCGCATGCCATTACCGGCGACGTTGCCGGGCTCCATCTTGTTGGTACCACCGGTGGCCAGCGTCTGCCAGGCATGATTCAAGAACTCTGTCAGCTGCTGGTCATTCATGGGCGTGCCGTCTTCATTCATGTACTTGGCACGGTTCGCCCATTTGAGGTGGTCACCCACCCACTTGGCCTGATCCTTAGATACCTTGATTTGCGAATGGTCACGCGGCATCGCCCAGTCATCCAGCTGGCCAACATCGCCACCTGAGCGGTTGAAACGCTGGCGCAGTTGCTCTGCAGTGTCGGCAAACTGCTTGGCCGCAACCTTGGCAGCAGCATTGCCAGAATCTTGCCCGTGCAGCTCGCGCACCAAGGCAAGGTTGCCGGCCTCGTCCTGGAACAGGCCCATGAACTTGCCTTTGGTCACATCGATGACATCAAGCATGTTGCTCAATGCGTCGTCACGGATTGCGCGTGTGGCTGACTCAATGGACTGGATACCACTCTTGCCGTCGCTGGAGAACGCCAACAACCGGTCGAGCCCTTCTAGCGGCTGGCCAGGGAAGCGCTTCATATAGCTCTCGATGCGATCGTGAGCCAGGATCGTCAGTGCAACGCGCTTCTTCTTGAGGTCGGCTTCGGCCACCAGATCCTTGGCGGATTTGGTGGCGGCTTCGTTCAGGCGGTCAGCGGCTGTCTTGGACTGCCAGGCCGGATCGGTATGCGACAGTTGTTTCATGTTCCGGCGAACGCGGTTTTCGATGCCTTGTATTTCAGCTTGGGTAAGGGATCGACCAATCGCCTGAGTGACGGCCTGGATACATTCGGGGCGCATGGGCTTGCTCCTTGGGGGATGGGAGCAAGCCTATGGAGGTGAGGCAGTCGGTTTCCCGACTATTTGAAGTGCATCACCAAACGCCTATCCACACCCCAAAGCCATGCACGATAGCTACCGGGAAAAAGATAGCGCCGGCGATAAGGAAGCCCCATTTCTCATCGGTGAAACACACAAAAAGATGCGTGAACCACGCACCTGTAGCAGCCAGGAACAACAACGTAATCGCGGCGCTAGAAAGTTTTTCCATCATTGGTGGGTCTCCTTCTTATTGCAGAGCATTCGAGATCAGTGCGCGTTATACATTATTGGCAGCGTCTCTGCCGCTACATTCCCCGCTGCAAAAAACAAGCTGCCGCAGCAGCAAAGCCTTTGCTGTCTTGCTGGGCGGCCTGAATATCAGCATCAGCCTGGGCCAGCAGTTCACGCGCGGAAATCGTCACCGGCTTGCCGTCAGCATCCGTCGCTCCCGTGGCCAAGTGCATATCGTCCATGCGTGCCAGCACCTCATTAGCTAGTTGGATGGTGGGATCGGTATCGATCTGGCTAGGGCCAGCAAGGTCTGTTGCATCTTTTGCCGGTTGCGATGCAGTTTCAGCGCCGGGTGTTGCGGGTTTCGCCTGATTTGATGCAGGTTTCGCCTCTGGCGTTGCAGGCTGTTGCGCAGGTGTTGCAGTCTTCGATGCACCAATATCCAGAGCCTTGGCCTGCAGCACTGGCTGAGCCCGATCCTGATCGGCAATGATTCTGGCCATCTCCTGTCGGGCAACCTGGGCGATGCTCAAACGGTTGCCTTCAGCCACAGCACCAGCCAGCGGCTTCTGTTCAACACCCTTGGTGATGGCGTCCGCCCGCCGCTCTATGCGCGGCTGCATACGCTGAGGGATCTCCCCACGGGCCAGCGCTGCAAGATCAGCACGGGCAAGCTCTGCGGTTCGGTTGCCGTCAAGGGAGTCAGTCAGCGCTGTGATACGGTCGGAAAGCTCTAGGCGCTCAGCTTCGATAGTCTGACGGGCTGATGCCTCTGCCAACTTGCGGCCCTGCCCTTGGGCCTGAAATTCTTTCGCCCGCTCTCGGAAAGTAGCGTCCAAACCATCCAGTGAACGCTGCACGCTCGCTAACTCAGTGCGGATATCTGCCACGTTCGGCAACATACCGGCAGCTTCCTGCTCGAGCTCGATGCGCAAGGTTGGTTCCAGGTCCTGGCGGGCGGTGAACAGCGCCTGCTCACGGGTAGGCGCCACCGGCCTTGGCTGATCGGTACCCCGCAGGAACTCAGCGGCGTGGATGCTATCGGGCAACACCACTGGTTCGCCGCGGCTGATCTGACTGATAGCAGTGCGTAGCGCTTCTTGGTGAGCGACGGCCGACCGGGGATTGATCGGCGCACCTGGTGCAGTGTCGACGTCAAAGTGCTGAGTGGTGCGCTCGGCCAAGGCCGCATCAACCTGCTCGGTGGTAGGCCTGCGCATGCCGGCCCTGCCGATGCCGAAGAACGCAGCCCCCAGAATGGCATCGGTAGCCATCGCTGTGCCGTCCATCATCCGATACTGGGCAGCCTGGGCGGTGTACCCACCATCCTCCAGAACTTTGGCGGTAAGCCCGCGCCCTGTCATACCCAAGCCAACGTTCGCTCCCACAGCAATTGCAGCATCACCGAGAACAGGGCCAACGAACCGCGCCGCCGGCAAGATTGCACCAATGCCCACGGTGCCGGCATCTATCAGCCCCTTGAGCGTTGCGGTGTTCTCATCGATGCCTTCGGTCATAGCCACCTGCTTACCGCTGTAACCTGCAGGTCCACCAGCAGCCACTGCACCGCCAACCGGCCCCGCCAATACAGTGCCGACCACGGTGCGCGGCAGCACAGCGGCAGCCTCGCCCAGGATCTGACCTACAACACCGACTTCAGCAGGATCAGGGCGCAGCTCCATCACTTCTTGGGCTGTGCCTTTCCCCAGCGTTTCCTGGCTCGATCGCTCGGCGCTGGTGACGTCCGGGGTACCGCCGAACTTCGGCTCGGGCAGCAACACGCTGGCGGCCGCATCCAAGCCAGTCTGCCAGAGCGAGCTGAAACCGGACTCGACCGACGAGCTTGCCTCAAGCCCACCACGCAATAAGCCAGGGCCGATAACGTCAAGAGCGCCCGTAAAGGCGCCTGGCTCAAGTCGTTCGGTAGTTCTATCCAGGCGCTGCTCTTGGCTCGCTACCTCACCCTCGTCGACCATTCCATCAAGCCAGCTCACTTAGCTACCCCCACGTTAACGATCATCGGTTCATTGGTCTTCGGGTCTACCTGAATACGACCCGCGTTCAGCAGGTAGTAAGCCCCCTCCTTGCCCGGTACCGGCGACATAGGCATGTCCTCCAGCTGGCCGATGGGGAACTCGGTACGCTTGGCCAGGCCTTCCAGTTCGATGTCCACGATCTTGCCGAAGTTGCTGTCGGACATGCCGTAGGGCTTCACGACCTTGGCGCCAGCACGCTCTGCAATGCCACCAGTGATCATGTCGACAGCAGCCTGGGCCGTCTTGCTATCGAGGTCATCTCCCGCTTCATAGCTCAAGCCCTTCGACGTAGCGGTACCCACGTACAGCGCTTTGAAGCCTTGGTAGGCTTGCTCACGTTGCGGGGTACCTGGTTGTAGTGAGTTGCCAACGTGCTCGTCGAATGCGGCACGGAGCATGTCTTCCTTGGGCTGAGGCGTGGACTTATCCGCCAGAACCTTCTGACCGAGTAGCAGCATCTTGGGCACGTCGGTACCGTCGGTGCCTTTGAGCCCACGAAACTGCGCCATGCCGGCCAGAACGGTGACTGGTTGATCTGCGGCCAGCGACTTGGCTGTTGCAGCAAAGTCGGCGCCTGTAGGGGCTGCTTTGGCCAAGGCACCAAAGATCTGCAGCTTGGTGTTGTCGTCGGCCTGGAGCAGAGCAGCTTTCAGCATAGTCTGCTCGCCCTCCTTCAACGGTACTCTGGCAACCTCTGGGCCATAGGCCTTACGCATTGCGTTAACAGTGTCGTAGCGCCCGCCCAACTGCTCGACTAAGCGCTGCTGACCTTCTGGCGTGCTGATACCGCTGATATCCAGCGGCTCGACGTCGGTACCGGTACGCATGGAGTTGAAGGTCAATGGATCTTCCTTCATCAGCTTGACGTTGCTTTCTATAGCGGACTGCAAGCGGTTGAGGTTAGTAACCTGGGCAACACTCCCGCCGTTGATAGCAAGTTGCTGGCGCTGTTTATCCAGGTACTGTTGCTGCTCCAGGATCGGCAGGCGTAAAACCTGCTGTACCTGGTTCATCTCCGCAATGCGGGTGTTGTACTCGCCAGCAGCCGAGGTACCAGATAGGCCAGCCTGCCAGCGCTGCTGCTCTGCTGGCGAAGGTGGAATGCCCGTGGCGGCCTGCCGATCCATCTGGGTCAGGATGCGCTCTGCCTTCATTTCACGCATTTCAGCCTGGCGCTGGTTGTGTTCCTTCACCTGGTAGATGCGACCGGTAACAGTGTTCAGCAACTGGTTGCGTTTCTCAGGATCAAGCTTCTTGGCGTAGAACCCATCTTCGGCGGTCAGGTCGTGCTCGATCTGCTGCAGGTTGCCGAGCCCATCACGTGCAGCAACCACCCGCTGGGTGGCATGAGTAGTCCAATTGGAGTCCTTGAACTCCTGTTTCTTTGCGGTCCACATTTCGCCATAGGCCAGACGCCCAGCGATGTCGATGTCTTCGGCATCCATGCAGGCGTTGATCTGATCTATGTTCGCGCCGGGCATGGCTGCATCCTTGCCCAACATGTCCATGCGTACAGCCAAATCGCCCTTGGCAGCATCGGTACGGGCCGAAATGGCGACCTTACGGATGTTGTCCAGGCCACTTAACTGGAAACGCTTGGCAGAAATCCCAAGCCCCTCTTGCTCTGCCTCGTCCAGGCCTGGACTGGTGATAGGGTCAAGCTTGGAAACAGCCCCCGTATAGGCCTCTTCAAGTTTGTCGTAGGTGATTTTCCCCAGCCTAACCTGCTCAGCCAGATCGGTGGTGATGGTTGAGATTTGGGTTTCACGCTCGAGCAGAGCGTTGTTCGCCTTCACTCTGGCAAGGGCTTTGTTCTCCCGGGTCTGCTGATCCATCACAGTCAGTGCAACGTTCTGGACTGCATTACCGGCCTGCTGGAGGCCTCGACCCTGACCGCTGGAATCGCCGGTTATCACCCTGTTCTGCTGAGCCTCAGGGAGTACACGGGAAATACCTGGCCCCGTTGGAATCCTCATCAACCATTCCCTCCTACACCAGCAGCCTTACCGTTGCTGCCTGCAGAGGCCTTCCAGTTGGAATAGCCCATGAACCCCTGCGCAGCACCACCAAGGACCGTGCCTGCCGCCTGCATGTTGGCCGAAGACTGTGCCTGCCGCCCCGCCAACGATATGTTGCTGGCATCGACATAGCCTCGCTTTCGCTGGTTTTCGCCGTTGAAGATCGTCATTGCGGCATCTTCTTCCGCGTTTTTGTAGATATCTTCATTGATGTTCACGGCGGTACCGGCACCAACTTCAACACCAGAAGCCGCAAGTGCGGCATTAGCCTCACCTGCTTGGATGCGCGCCATTTTCCTGATGCGGTCGGCCTGCACCACAGCAGCGCTGGCTGCGTTGTCTGCATCGATTTGGGCCTGATCTGATTGAGCATCGGCGGTTAGCTTGGCCTGCCTGCCTTGCTGGACCGATGAGTAAGCCGACATTGCTGTACCTGCTACCAGCGCAGTGACCAGAGCAACTTCAACACCCATGGTTAGATCTCCATCTTGAAAAGTGGGCCAGCTTCACGAAAGCCAAGGTGGCGATACAGTCGCGCCGTACCTTCGACGTTCATGGCAGTGGTGATGCCCATATGAATCTGCTTGGCGCCCTTGATCCTGGCCCACTCCTTGAAGGTTAGGATCAGGCGGGATGCAAGGATCCCTTGTCGCCGCCCTGGTTCGATAAACACGGAATAGTCGTAGGCAATCAGGTCATTGCTGAACCACTGCTCAGCAACTGCACCGGCGAAACCGCCAACAACCTTGCCGTCAACTTCAGCAGCGAACACAACGCCTAAACCGTCGATCAGGGCACGGAGGTGCTTTTCGACCTTCTCGGCGGAATAGCCCGCCTCGGAATAGCAGCTGGTTTCGTGCAACAGGGTGCCAAGCTCAACCAAGCGTGGAACATCATCATGGGTTGCGGGCCGAATCATTGGGCACCTCAGTCGTTGATTGTGATTTTCTTGATGACGCAGAGCAGGTGGAACGGCAGCGGCTGGTCTTGGACAATTTCGACCGAGGCCTTACCGCGCTCCCAGCCCAGGTTCTCCAGTCGATGATCTCCGGTGAACAATGGCGCCGGCTTGTCCAAGACACCGACACCAAGGTTGCGAAATGCGATGGTTTGGCCGTTTACCTTGCAGCCGGTGGTTTCCAGAAACCGCAAAGTGATCTCACCCACGCGCATGCTGTTGCCCTGGGCGCTGCCGGTGCCGCCCTGAACCTCAGGCGTCAGCGTTTTGATGCGGGTCGTGAACGGCAAACCCGCCTGGATGTTGAAGGCCACTCGCGGGAGAGTGATCTGGCCGCCAGTGACGACCTGCTGTTGCATGACAACGCCGTCTGCGACGATGTCGAGGGTCTTGCCTTCCAGATGACTCAGGCCAGACCAGACCGCCTTTCCGGCTTCGCTGGTGCCGAAGATGCCGCAATCAACCTGACAGCCATCTGTGAAGCGCTCGATGTAGCGTACGTTCTGGCCGTTGATGGTACGGCGCACAACCGCGAACACTTGGTCACCGTCTTCGGTAGGAATCGAAGCAACCGACTCGAAAGCACCATCAGTGATCTGGCGGGCCCAGCCGACCACATCCTGGTCACGGTCGACTGTCATGGTCGCCATCACACCGTCAGCGCGGGCCATGAACAGAATCGACTCCTGCTCTTGCTGATAAGCCATCGAGACGATGCCCGACTTCGTAGCGTGCTCGGACAGCACGGACATATCCGGCGAGCCATACGCGTCGGAATCGTACTTGTAGGCCATAGCCCGCAGCTTGCGATTGGAGCGCTGGACGAAATACAGCTCGTTGCCGATCCGAACAGGCCGCACCTTGTTGCAACCGTACACCGACTGGTTTTTTACCTGGATGTTGGTCGGTGTGATGGGCTTTTCGACACCACCGGTCAAACTGAACTCACCGCCGTAGGTAAGCGCGATCAAGACCTTGACCTGAGCCAAGTGGGAGACTGGGTTGATTTGGTCGGAAGCGACAGTGAACGACATTGCATCGTCGTCCTTGGTGCCCAGCTCGAAATTCAGGTACTCGCCGGTACGGCTGAGCCATACGGTTTGGGGGTAGTTCGGCGATCCCGCGCAGGCCAGGCGCTGCTCGTACAACGTACCGGTAGCCGGGTACCCATTCACCGCATCCCAAACCGGCGATTCGAGCGACCAGGCGTTAGCCGTAGACGCAACTGCAGACGTGAGCGCAGCTTTGATGATGCCTTTGACGATTGTTGAGCTTGTGTACGCAGTTATCTGGACAAGCCCCTCATTGATCTTGACGTACTTGCCCACATCCGTAGGACGCCAGCCTGCGGCACTGAGAGTCAAGGTGATGGCCTTACCCACAGGATCTTTTGCGCTTGGCGTATTGCTGGTCTGTGGCGACAAGCTCAACTCCCAGTTGGCAATCGCAGTGCCCGCGAACGCAACGACCACCTCAACGGTGGCCACGGTGGCGCTGGTGACTGTGGTCACCTCGGCAATGCCTCCGCCAGCGGCAATCTGCCGACCAACATCAGACGCCAGGAAGGCGCTGGCCGAAGAAGTGAACGTGCGCCCTGTACCTACAGTGGCATCAGAAATGGTCGCGGACGTGCTGAACTTAATGCCGGCCTCAGCAAACGGTGTCGTAACGAACGGTGCCGGGGCCAACGTCCATGCGGTATTGGTGACCCGACGTAGGCGATGGATTGGCACCATGGGGTGGAACAGAAACATGGTGTCAGCGCCCTGCACGTATTCCAGCTGAGCAAGCATGTCCTGTGTGTATGGGCTGACCAGTTCAAGCGGAACGCCTGGAGCGCTCTCGATTGGGTCGCCATTAGGGTAGAAAAGTCGCACGTACAGGTCACCGAACTCGACCATGTAGGCCTGCTCGGTGTTGAATACGTAAGGGATCAGGATTGCCTTTTTGTCGTGGAACTTGGCCGCAGCGCAATGCAGCGTGCCATATCGGCGCATCGCCCCACCGTGCACAACTGGCCACGCATTCTCCATGGTCATGGCGCCGTTCTGGTACCGAGCAATATCGACACGGCCATACATCCGCGGGGAAATCTCACCAGCGGTGAAATTGGTCTGGATCAGTGTGAACCTGGCCATCAGCGCCATGCCCCAAGTCGAGCAGCCAAGAGGCGTTCATCGCCCAACGTCTGGGGTGGGTCTTCCTGGCCATCCACTGCCTTGGCAACTTTCAGCGCCCGCTCCAGTTTCATCTCGCGGGAGTCACGCTCCGATGTCGACTGCGTTATCGGATAGGCCAAAACAGCGGCCATAGCGATGGTCATCAGATCAATCAGGTGTGAGTCCCAAGAGCTCTCCACTTCATTGCGGAAGACATAGCGCAGCTCCAGCACGGTTGTATCGGCCTGGATGGATCGACCTTCCACCAAGTAATCGATCTGCATCCCACCGGTACCGACCTCAAGCACGCGCAGGCAGTCGGCGGGCAGCTCAAAGGCATGGGAGTAGCCAAATGCTGGAGCAACTGCGTCAGGCGCCAGCACGATGCGCTTGATACAGCAGTTCCAAGGATGGGCACGCAGCATGGTGTCGCGCTGCGAGGGATAGAGGTTTGCGCAGAGCTTCGCCCGGTCCAGGTTCACCTGGTCGGCAAAGTCGTTGATGGTCTGAGCACCGAGCATCAACAGCGCGTTGGAGCAAATTGAAACGCCGGTAGCCATCGTCATACTTTGTGTCTCCGGATAAAAAGACCGGGGCACAAGGCCCCGGAAAGGTGGTTCGCCATCCGTGGCAGCGCGGTTAGTTCTGGCCGGCGTACTGCGCTACCAAGGTGATGACCTGGCCAGCCTGAAGGGCTGCACCAGCCACAGTGGAAAGCAGCTCACTTTGATCGGTAGGCAAGCCCTGCTGAGCAACGCTGACCTCAAACAATGCACCGTTAGCAAACTGGGCCTCGGCCACAGCGTTACCAGCAGCAGCCACTGAGGTGGCAGCCAGATAGCGAGCCTGCGACACCGGATCGCCCAGGTTGAGGGTGGAAGACGCGGCACCGGCTGAGAAATACAGCTTGGTACCGGGCATGAGGCGTGCACCGAACGGCAGAAAGCCCCACGAGATCTTGTCGCCGATTGCCAGGCCACCAGCCGGAACGGTGAAGGTACTGACCAGAATCTGGATATCGGCGCCCTGCAGGTTCGGTTTCACCAGTTGCTGAGGAAGCGCAGCACGGGCGGCGGCGACGGATGCGTTTGCGGTTGCCATGGTTTGGCTCCTAAATCTGGGAAGAGGTAAAGGCCAAAGCCGCTTACGCGGCCTCGGTTACTGCGATTTCCACGACCTTTTCTTCCTCGACCCGAACGGCGCCGATGGACATCTTGGCGTAGATGCGGACGTTGAAGCCCTTGCCCGGGTCTTCACCCACCTTGGTGGTGATGTCCGCCCCTTTGCCCAGGGTTACGCCGGACTTTGCCCAGGCGTACAAGCGTCGGGTTGCGCCGTCGTAAGGGGTGCGCTCGCTGGGAATCCAGTTGAAGCCCATCCATTTACCTTCAACGTCGCCGTCCTCGAGGAATCGACCGGCCAAGTAGTCGGCGCTGGTCAGCGTCGGGTCAGCCAGGATGTCAGCAGCTGCCTGGGCGCTGTAGCTGATGAACAACTCTTCGCCGGCATGCTTGTCGGCCTCGTTCTTCCGGAACATCTTGCGGGCTTGAATGATCTTGGCTTTGGTCAAGCCAGTACCGCCCACCGCGATCTTCTGGGTTGCCGGAAGGATGATGTTGCCGGAGGCTGAGCGAGAGTTACCGCCCATCGAGGCGATGATGACGTCATCTTTCGCACGGTTCAGCGAAGCAATCATTGCCTTGACGTATTCGGACGTCGGGTCAACCAGCATGCGGATCTTGTCCTGGTCATCGATCATGTCACCGTCATCCCAGTCGAACAGGTCGACAAAGCGGGTGCTGTGTGGTTGATCGTTGATTGGGGTGTCAGCGTGGCGCTGGGTGCGGCGGTTCGCGGTGCGCTGGCCCAGGCGGTTAACCGACTTGGACATCCCGACGATGTTCGGCTCGATGGTTACATGCGGCTCGAAGCGCGATTGCATCTGCTGAGCCAGGTGGCGGAAGTTGTCAGCGAACTGCTGAACAAACGCCTCGGTGATTTGCTGTGACATACGATGCACTCCAATGCAGATAGTTGGGTTGCCTGCAGGGTGTCCACCGCTTGGGTGGGCCTGAATTCCTGGCGTGCATCGGCATTGCTTCGCCTGGGGCTTGCCGGGTATCTGCGTGCCACCGCAGGCCGGCCCATTGCTGGGATGCCTGCGATGTTTGTGCATGGAGGGTGTCGGTTTCCCGACTATTTGCGCTGAGGACTCAGCCGAGGCGGGATTTGTTCTTGCTGTAGCGTTGCTCGTACATGGCATCCAACTGTTGCTTGATGGCGGCGCGCTTCGGATCGTGCGCCGGCATCTTCGCCAACTGCTCGCGCAGCTCACTGGTCTTGACGTTGAAGTCGGCCTCATTCACCGCGCCACCGTTGATTGGCGTGTCTTCGCTCAGCTCCTTGCCGATATTGGCCGTGAAAGCGATGAAGTCCGGGTCGTTCCCATACTTGGCCATCAGGTTCTGAAAGCTGCCCGGCTGGCCTTCCGCACTGGCGAAGGCCTCGGCTGCACGATAGGAGGCGCGCACGTTGGTCTGCATGGCCTGGTCATCGGTCCAAACAGACTTGAGTGCAGCGGTGCAGTCTTGGGCGGTCAGCTGGGCGCCACCCTCGACCAGGCCGGGGGCAACCTTCAAGTACTCACCGATCACATACGACACCTGGTCGTTCGTCAGGCCCTTGGCGTGGGCCCCCTTCAGGAACGACTGCGTACCCTCGTCGGCCTTGAACTCTTCCCAGTTGAAGCCCTCGACCCCTTCCAGCTTGACGTTGTATTCATCGACGGTCTTCGGCGCCACATCACCCGAGCCCAAGCGGGTTTCGAGGCTCCGGTAGGCGTCGGCAACCTTCCGCGACGATGCTTCAAGATCAAGGCTGCCATCCTCCTTGTTGGTGCGGTACTTCTCAGGGAGCCAGTCGTTGGTTGCACCAGTGTTCAGCACGGTGCTTGCCGGTGGGGTTGCTGCTGGTGGGGTAGCGCCGCCGCTTGGGTCGCCGCCCTCGCCTGTTTCGTTGCACAGGTAGTGGCCGAGACGGTTGTGGATGTACCAGTTCATGCGTCACCCCCGGTGAATGGATCAGCAGGCTTGGCAATGGAGCGAACGAACCACATAAAGCCCTGTTGAAGGTTGGTCTTGGCTAGCGCCAGCAGTCGCTGGTCGACGCCATCGATCTTGCCGATCTGCTTGAACAGCTCACCGGCATCAGCTTCCAGAGCCTTGATCGAATTCATTCCGTCGATCTCGGATTGGCTCAGGTCACGGTAGCCGGTGATCTTCTTGTGCTGATTGTCCATGGTCATTCCTCTTCAGGTTGGTCTTGCACGCCATTGGCGCGATTGATGCGGAGCAGGATGTGGTCGAGCACCTCGCGGTGGCCGGCCTGCAGGTAGGTTTTGAGAACGGCATCGATGCCGCCCACGGTTACGGCGTTTCGGCTGAAACGCTGAATCAGGTGCTCGAGCACAAGCACACCCTCGGCGTGCTGCTCGAATACCCGCTTGAACATGTCGTCGATTTGCTCAGGGGTCACGCTGCTGCTCCTGGTGCTTGTTTGAGTGCGGCCTCACCGACCATCTGTTGCATTGCCATCTGCTGTTGCTGCTCCATGGCCGCCTGCTGGGCTTGGGCGCGGTCCTCCCGCAGCTTGTCGCGGTCGGCCTTGCTGCGGATGACAGCTGAGGGCACGCCCATAGCCTCGCCCTTGAAGCGCTGGGCCTCGTCCAGATCGATGTTGTCCATAACGGTTGGATCTGCCTGAGCGACGACCAGTGCTCCTTGCACGAACTGGTCGATGGCCGTGACCTCTTCCAGCTTCTGAGAGCGGGCCAGCGGACTCAGGTAACGCACGGTGAAGTTGCGACCTGCCAGCGTTTCAGGTGCCTGCCCGAGGATCCCGGCCCGGTACGCGATACCGAAGCAGCGCTCGATCAGGGGTTGCAGGTACTCGGTCTGCAGGCGGCCATAGACCGGGCCCAGCAGTTGGCGGATCAGATTCACCCGCACATGCACTTCGGTCGCCGTCATGGCCGGGCCGTCTTGCGCCTGGAGCTGGTCAGCCATCAGGGTCTTGCGGATGGCGGCCTGCAACCTGCTGATACGGGCGTCGGCGTACTGGAAGTTGGACCCGCTTTGCAGGGGTTTCATGCTGTCGACGGAGTTGGCCACGATGATCTTGCGCGGGCCTACACGCACGGTCTTCGGGTTAAGCACCCCGTCATCTTCCGCGATCCACATGCCAGCAATGGCCAAGTCAGCCGCAGCCAAGTCCATGCGCACCATCTCGTTGAGGGTGCGAGCGTCCGGAAGCGCATCGGCCACAGGGCCAGTGGCATACACGCTGTCGGGGATCATCATCCAGCGCGGCACAACGACCGGCATTTCGTGATAGCCCGACTCTGTCACGACCTTCTTTGCAGCAACCTCCACCTTGCAGGAAGCGATCGGCATGTTCTTGGCCAAGCGGGCGCCGACCATGTAGGTGCTGCGCGGGTAGACCGCGTGCACGAACTCAACCAACTCTTGGGGCTTGGTCTTGGCCAGCTTGCGCGTTGGCTCGCTAAGGTTCTCCTCCCCGAACTCATTGACGGCCTGTTCGGCGGTGAGCTTGTAGGTGCGGTAGACGGTATCGATCTTGCCGCCTGCCTTGGACGCCGAGCAGAACACGCTGGCGATGGGCCAGAGGTCGAACGTGAAACCGCCCCGCTCCCGGTCAGAATCGATGTACAGGGCGAACCAGCCGGCGCAAACAACGTCGAGCAGTCCCTCAAAGGCTGCCGCGTCGAAGTTGGATGCGTGAATGTTCTGCCAGATGATGTCGGACGAGTCGTCCAGCCAGCGGCGTTCATCCTCGCTCTCTTGGCCGACGTCCATGCCGAACCAGATGCTGTTGGCCGGCGTCAGGCCGGACTGCACCGACGACGACAGGATGCGTGCCGCGTCGGTGGTGGTGCCGTCGAAGATCCGCGCTTTGCGGTTAAGGGCTTCCTGTGCGCTCATCATCTCGCAGTAGAAGCCGTTCCCCCGGATCGGGTAGGTGTGGTCGTAGCAATCGCGCCAGACCTGCTCATGCGGGCTGCGCAGCGACTTGAGCGTGCTCAGGGTCTTGCAGATCTGGTCGGCATTCATGATCCGAGGGTTCTCTTTCCTTGCTCGATGACGGTGCCTGCGGCGCCACCGGACGACAGCAGGCTGCTTTCGGACTTACGCTTACGCCGCACAGCGGTTTCGTCGTTGGCTTTCTTGGCCGCTGCGTCAGCCGCTTTTTGGGCGGTGACTGCGGGATCTTCGGTCTGAACGACCTTGGGTTTGCTTGGGCCTCCGCCGCACATGGCCTTACTCCTTCGCAGCCGGCTCAGGACACAGCCAGCCCTCGCTGGTCATGACAGCCTGCTTGATGGTGGTTGGATCGACGGCTTGCGCGGTGGTGGGTTGGCGCTGCTCCAGGGTTGCGCGGTCGGAGTCGCGGCGCGCATCGATGACCAGGGGCTCACCGCCATCGTTCAGACGCTGGGCCTCGGCTTCGGCCTGTTCCTTGGCGCCGTCGCCGATGGCAACGAAGTCGCTAAACCAGTCGGCCTGGCCTTCGACTGGCGTGTACCAGATCTTCCAGCGACCGCCACCGTTGTGTTTGGCGGTGTAGGTAGGGGTTACAGGTGGCTGCGATTCAGTGCTGGTGGTCGTCGATGCTGCTGGATCGACGGCTTGCGCGGTGGTGGTTACTGGTTCGCCCGGGGTCTGGACGATCAGGCTATCGGGGGCTGGCATGGGGTGAGCCTCGGTGATTGGTAGGGATCAACGAGGCCCAGCATCATGGTGGAGAGGTGTCGGGATCCCGACTATTTGGCGGGGCACGCAGTCCGGACGTAGTCCTGCAGTGCGCTCAGTTGGCGGATGGCGTCGTCGCCGTCGTTGGTGATTCGGACAATTCGTTCAGCAGCCGCTGGGTCAAGTTCGGCTCGCGCTTGATCATGGTCCAGGCTGCTGGCGCCTGTTGATCCTCTTGCGGGGCACTTGGCGAGGACTGACAGCCGGTGTTCGCCAGCAGCGACAGCAGCACGAAGGTTGGCATTGGTCTGATTGGCACGTTCACGCTCCTGGGTATGTTCGGTGTCGAGCTGGGTCAGTAAGCGCTGGGTGTTCTTGCGGGATTCGTTTGCGTTCTCCAGCTCTCGCACACGCTGCGTAGCGGTGCTTAAGCTGGTGTCGGTATGGTCGAGCCGCCAAAGCGCCAGAATCAACGCCAGAGAAAGCCCAGCGATGAGATAGCGGACCATCACTGCACCGCCTTGCACTTGGCGTTGCGCTCGAGCTGGCGTTTCCAGACGCCAGGACAGCGCTTGTTGCCGGGTGTCGAGCAGTCGAAGCCGGCGGCATACCGGTACAGCAGCAGCGCTTCGCAGGCCCCGACGTAGTTACCCTCCAGCAGGTACCGGCGCGGTGATCCAGTGCGCCAGTTGCCCATGCCGTACTGGCCCACAAAGTCCATGTACAGGTCGAACTCTTCCTGGTACAGCTTCACGCCCGGGATCGAGGCCGCGAACTGCTTTTCGTCCTGACTGATAAGGTTTCGTGCCAACACGTCTGCCCGGGCCGGGGTGATGGTGTCGCCCATCCTGACGCGGGTGCCGTCCTCATACCGCGTCGAGCCGTGGCCGATGGTGGGAACGTCGCCCTTGGTGGGGATGATGGCGTTGCTGGTATAGCCCTCGTTGGCCTTCCAGGCGCCAATGCCGGCAAGGCTCATGGTCAGCAGGCCTACCGCTATGCGGTTGCGGGCGCTCATCGCTGGCACTGCTCGCGGATTGATTGGATGCGTGCCTCACTCTCGGCGGACTCGCGGCGGTCGCGGCGAGCCTGGAAGTAGGCATTGACCAGCAGGCCGAACACTGCGACCAGGACACCAGCAATACCGATCCAGTTGACCTGGGACAGCCAGCCGACAAAACCGGTGGCGGCGCCGACCATCATCCCTTTGTTTGCGACGGACGCGCCCACCACTTCCGCAATCCCTTCCGGTGCCTGATTCGCCATGTGCTTGCTCCTGACTGGGGCGTTCATGGGTTGCCTCCAGGGTCAAAAAAACCCCGCACGGTGGCGGGGCATCGATGACACGGAGAATCAGGGCAGTGGGCTGTCGGAATCCTGACTATTTCGCGTGGTACGCCCACCAGTCACCGACGGCGACCATAGGCAGCTTTGAGCGGTCTTGCTCGGTGATCTTGCACCAGAGCAGCACCAAGCGTTCGCCTTCGCTGTAACGCGGCTCAGCGCCCTGTTTCCATCCGATCAGCGTGGTACGGGCAACATCGATGGCATCCGCCGCCGACTGGATCGAGTAACCACCCCGTAACACCATGGTGATGACCCTGAACCAATCGATGCGCTTCGGGCCTGGCCGCGATGGTGGCGGCGCGTGCAGTACAAGCGGGCGCGCAGCCAAAGCCGCACGAACGGGCTCAGGCTGCGCAAACAGGGCCATTTGCTCAGGCGCAGGCGGCTTCATACTGGTCACCCTGACCCGTTCCAAACGCGTGCGCGCGCGAGGCAGACACCGGTTGAGCGCTCGCCCGCTCCATTGCCTCGGTCAATTCCTTGATCACTGCCAAGAACATGGCGCGAGGATCTTTGGCGTTATCGAACATGAACGGGTGAACGGCATGGCGAAGCCCGACCATCGTGCCGCTGGGCAACATCTGGTCGACACCGACGAAGACAAATCCGTCGTTGCCGAACCCACGGCAATACCAGGTTGGTCCATGGATGCTCTTGCTCATGATGCAGCCCCCTCAAGCGGAACGATGCGTACCTGCACACCTGGTGTATCGCCGAACCGCTTGCGGGCGAAAACGTCGACAACCTGCACGTCGTCCTTCCACACCACGCCGTTGAGGCCGTCACAGATGGCTTTGAGTACGTTGTCGAAGTCGGGTTTCTTGGTTGGCATGACGTCACCAGCAAGCGCAGCGGCCTGTTTTTTCTTGCTCCAGGACTTCGGTACCGAGAGGTTGACGCGGATCTCGACCATGACCGGGCCTTGCAGCAGTTCACGACCTGCCATGGCGTTGCTGCCGCTGGTAGCGATCAGGCCTTCGTAGTTGGCGGTCTTGGCTGGTGTGTACATGCGAGCGTGTCCGGCGATGGTGCTGACGCGTGGCCTGCCCTTCCCCACTGGCTCACCCGGTACCAGGAACGAAACGGGCTTCAGGTCATGCATGGTTGTCTCTCCGGATTCCTACCTTGGCCAGCAGCAAAGCGCGTGCAGCCTTGGGATCATTGGGTATGCCCTGTGCGGCCATCAGGTCGCGGGCTTCCTGGTGCGATGCTGCGAGCTGCACCTGGCGTGGTGTCTTGGTGTCGTGACTGATGCCCATAGGGATCTTGCCGTCGAGGGGCTGGGCGTTCTGGGCGCGGCGCTGGACGATGGCGTAGTTGCGCTCGAAGTTCTGGCGCAGTGCCTTGTCGCTGTGCTTGGCGGTGCGCAGGTCGAACAGGCCGGTAGCTTCGGCTGCGACCTTCACGGCTTCATGGGTGTACTTGCCAATCAGGGCTTCGGTCCAGGCTTGGTCTTCGCTTGGGAAGCCGGGCATTTGCATGCACAGCGAGCGGAAGACGTTGGCGGATGGTGGCCAGTCGTACTGAGGGTCAGCCGATACGGCACTCAGCCCGTTGGCGAGCTGCTGGCCGTTCAGGTCGCCCAAGATCTTGGACCAGGAATGCTCCGGGTTAGCTGATTCGCCGAAATTCGCCGTCCAGCGGTGCCCGTAGATCTCCGTCATCTTGAGCCAAAGCTTGTTCAGCGCCTTCTGCGACAGCCTGGACTGCTCGTTCGAGTTCTTCCCCTGCACGCTTGACCCGGTCGACGGCAGAAAGTGGACGTTGGCGAGCAGGTCGGTGGCCTGCTGCGGTTTTTGCTGATCCATGGGTATACCCCCCGGCTTGTGCCTGGCGAAGTTGGTGTTTCAGGGATTGAGCGAGCGCGTGCTCCCACTGGGCCTGCGACTGTTCCTTCTCAGGGCGTGCAATCCAGTACGAGCGGAATTCGTTAAGTGCGTCGGCATCGATGGCCGTGGGAATGGCATTGCGTAGTGCGGTGGCGCCCCAAGTCCTGGGATTCGGCTCCCAGCCGTCAAGCATTACGAAGTAGCCACGCGCGGAGAGAGTAGTAGGGCTTTTACCGGATATCGGAGGTAGGTTGCTGATCAGCGTTTCGTCTGATTCTGATCCGGTTGCTGATCCATTTTCAGATTCGCTGAAAGCCTCGTAATCCGTGGCCTCTGGCTGTTCTTGCGGTGGTTGCTGATCTGGTTGCTGATCTGGTTGTTCATCGGTTGTTGATCGTTTGGACGGACTATCCCAGTCCGCATTCGGCAGCTGGTAAACAAGAGGTCCAACAGGGGTGATGACACCGAGGGTGATCAGACGATCAATGAGGGATCGGACCTTCTGCCTGGTGGGGGAACCAGACTCATGGCGGCCGCGAGTGGGGGCAATATACAGCTCTTCACGGAACATTTGTTCGCTGAGCCGACGCTTAACACCAGACACGCCCGTCCTGTAGTCCATAAACCGGCGTATGGCGCAGTACAGCTTGAAGACGTCCGCTGGCTCATCGGCCAAGGCGCCCCACTCTGCGTCATTGATCTGGAAGGAAGGCACTAATCAGCCCTCTTCCAACTGGTCGACGTTCTGGACGTGCTCCATCCAGCGCTTGGCCTGGTGGAAGATCGCCTCGATGTCGCGCTGGTTGAAGCAACGCATCTCCATCGGAACGATCTTCAAATCCAGCACCGCGAGAATCTCGGCGAACTGCTGGAACTTCTCCGGCTTCATGCGGCTGATGGTCGCTTCGTCGCAACCGACTGCATGCGCAACCGGGCCATTGCCGACCGATGCAAGCCGCTGCATGAGAACGGCCATGTTCTTGCGAGACGTTACAAGCTGCTCCTGGCTTAATGCGGTCGTGGTCATGGTCAAGCCGCCACGTCGTCGGCCCCAGCAAATCGCTCGGGGTACAAGATGTGGATCTCGGTTAGTTCGCCGTCGAAAACCTGAACCAGCTTTTCAGCTAAAGCAGCAGAGGCGCGCTGTGTACCGCGCTCCACTCTGGACAAATTTCCGGAGTCGAACCGATCACCGAGCGCTGCGAGGCGAGCCGAAACATCGGCCAATGTCCACTTATGGGACAGTCGTGCGCGTTTTAACGGAGTCATGGCTAAGGCCTTATTGAGATTGAACAACTCAATTCTGCGCAATGCGCAAATTTCACGCAACAAAAATCTGCGCATGACGCTTTGCGCCTGACGCAGCAGCTAGGGAGAATCCAAGCCATGGATATCGGACAGATCATCAGAAAAGCGCGGAAGGCCAAGGGCTGGACGCTGGAAGAGCTTGCTCATCGGGTCGAAACCGACTCTGGCAACCTGTCGCGCCTGGAGCGCGGACTACAGGGTGCGAGCAAGGAATTACTGGGACGCGTGCTCAAGGCGCTAGATCTGTCGCTGGCCTCGGCTGGTAGGATCGACGAGGGAAGCAATATCACCCCAGCCCTGCAGCCAACCCGAAAGCACAAGGAATATCCGTTGATCAGCTGGGTTCAGGCCGGTGACCTGACAGAATCGCCAAGCAACGTAGGAAGTGAGCACAAGTGGTTTGAATCGACGGAGAACGCTGGTGATGGGGGCTACTGGCTCAAGGTCCAAGGCGACTCAATGACCTGCCTCGGCAATCCAAGTTTTCCTGCTGGCTCGCTAATCCTGGTGCGACCCGAAGCCGACGTCATTAACGGTAAGTACTATGTGGTCGAGATGCTTGATAGCGGCGAGAAAACCTTCAAACAGTACGTAGAGGACGCAGGTTTCAAGTACCTACGCCCCCTGAATCCTGGCTACCGTACCATCGAGATAAATGGGAATTGTCGGGTTCTCGGACGTGTGATCGATACAAAGATGACGGGGCTTTGATCATGGAGTCACTTGGCAAAATCACGACGGGCCTGGATACACCCATCAAGCGGGGTGGCTTCATCATCCTATTGGTTGGGGTGGTATTGACGGTGGTAGGTGCTTTACAGCTTGGCTTCAGCACTAGCAGTTACAATTGGCTCACCGGGTTTCTCAGCGCTTGGGGAGAGGCATTAGTTTTCGACCGTCGCAGCTACCGTCATTACCCTCTTGCAAGCATCGGCCCGTACGTTCTGATTGCTGGTTTAACCCTCTCCTACTTCTACGACAGAACCGTAGGCCGCTTGGTAGCATGGATACACCGAGGGTCGACCCCGATCTAACTCTGTCAAAGAAATAAGAATCCCGCCATCGAGCGGGTTTTTTTTTGCCATCGATAAATTTTCTGCGCTTGACGCAAATTAAATTCTGCGCATAATGCAATCCATGTTCTGCGCATTACGCAAATTCGGAAGAGCCCGGAACTAGGCGAAAGCCACCGCTCTTTAGTTTCAAGCGCCGCAGCAAGCCATGGCGTTGCCCTCGGGCAGAACGGTACAGCGGTAGCCTCGCCGCGTGGCTCGAAGCATAGAGAGCCCCAGATCACAAGAGAGCCAGTGGGTGACGAACCGCGACTGGCTGTTGAGCCCAAAGGGCTCCCGAAAAAGTATTCGCCCAGCCCACCGTGGCGTGTAACGGAGGCCAGCAACACAAATTTCCCTGACAGCCGGAAAGACGGCCCGATGCCCTGCTCCCCATCGCAGGCTGCATCGGAGTGTGATCTGGAAGCGCAGGCTGATGCGCAGGTTTGAAAGCAAACAGTTTCCGCGAACGATCGATACCAGCTAAGTAGTTTCATATGCCCGCGCGGTACTGGGTCGTAATAACTGGCATTGAGGTAGGCGCAAGCCGTTCACCTCGGCATGGTTCGCAAGCCGGAGATCAGTACCGGCCAGATCACACCCCGATGCATCCCGCCTACATCGAGGTAACCACCATGTTCAACAAGACCGCCCGCCCGCTGTTCGATGAACGAATCAGCAAGGTGCTGGAAACGCCACCAGGTGACTTGGTGGATACCGAAAGTGAACTCAGCTATGCCGCTGGCATGGCGGCATACGCCCTGGCTCGCGGCGATATCGGCCACGAAGAGCACAACCTGCTGAACATGCGCATCGACATGGCGCGGTTCAGCGTTCTGGCTCGCATCCAACGGCAATGCCGGATAGAGCGGGTGGCGCCGCAATGACCGCCCACGACATGTGGCTCGACCCGCCAGACGACGAGCCAGAACCCTGCGAGTTTGACTACGACGTTGATCCGGACAACCTCCCGGTCGGCGACTACCGCTCAGATGAGCGCGACATCATGCTGGAGCGCCGCTATGACCAGTAAATGCCGGGCGGTAATCGCCCCCTCCCTTCCCGCCCTAATCAAGGCCCTGCAAGCGCAGGGCTTTTTTCTGCCCACTGCTATGCCAGGCCTGCCCCACCGCATCGAAGTGCGCGGGGACATGCTCGTTGTGAGGTTTCCATGAGCGAAGTGAATCTCCCCCCGGTAGGGTCAACGGTGCGAATCGTGAAAATCGACCTTCCTATTTGGCCTCAGGCTGAGCAGTTCATTGGCGCCGATTGCACGCTCTGTGCGGTCTTCCTCACTTGTGACACCTGGATGGTTGCTGTTGAGCACCAAGCAGAAGGTGTCTGCTGCTGTTTTCAGGCTCGCATGGTGCGTACGCCTGAGCAGGCCGCAGCGGAAGAGCGGGCAGCAGCAATCAAGGAAATGCAGCAGGTTGTGGGCACGTTCAACGTGCATCCGTTTGAGTGCCTATACGACGCGGGCTATCGCAAGCTGACTTCGCCATGACCGCCGCCAAACGCCTGGAAGACCTAGCAATTTCCTACGCCAAGAACCGCGCCGAGCTGATGGAGAACTCGAAGGCCATCCGTGACCTGCATAACGATGTGGATGCCTACATCGATATGAAGCCTTTCCGTGATCGCTTCTACCAAGGTGAATGGCTGGACGATGAAGCTGTTCTTCGCTGGAACGGCTGGCTGTACGCGGTTGAGGTTCTGTACATCCTCGACGACAAGCCACTCGATGAAGACGACGCATACCGCTCCATGGCGATCCTGCTGGACGAGCGCAAAGCCATTAAGCAGCGCGCCAACGCCCTGAAGTCCCGCCTTCGCCAGATCGGTAACAAGCTACTAAAGGCTACGGCATGACCACCGCCCAACGCCGGCGCCGCCACCTGATCTGGCGCGGCGCTACCTCCTCCCTTATTGGCTGGTCCGGTTGGCTGCTGCTGATCGGACTGGCTGACCTTGTCACCCGATAGGACTCCAAGACATGAACGATCTCGCGATCAAACAAACCTTCAGCCTGGCCCCGCAGAACCTCGACGAAGCGTTGAAGTTCGCCGACTACTTGGCCAACTCCGACATCGTCCCCAAGGACTTCCAGCGCAAGCCGGCCAACATCCTGGTCGCAGTTCAGTGGGGCATGGAGCTGGGCCTGCAGCCGATGCAGGCCATGCAGAGCATCGCGGTCATCAACGGCCGCCCTGCCCTGTGGGGTGACGCGGTCATCGCACTGGCTCGCAGCTCGCCGCTGTGCGAGTACGTCACCGAGACAGACGACGGCGAGACGGCAACCTGCCGAGTTAAGCGCCGCGGTGAGGAAGAGCAGGTGCGCACGTTCAGCATGACCGACGCCAAGCTCGCTGGCCTGGTCGGCAAGCAAGGCCCATGGAGCCAGTACCCAAAGCGGATGCGCCAGATGCGTGCTCGAGCATTTGCTTTGCGTGACGTTTTCCCAGACGTGCTGCGCGGCATGGCGGTGGCCGAGGAGGTACAGGACATCCCGACCGAGCGCGAGCTCAACCAGACGCACGCCCGCAAGGCCGACGAGCCGAAGCAACTGCCGGCCTACCCCGACAGCAAGCTCGAAGAGAACGCCGACAAGTGGCGATCGATGATCGCCGCGAACCGCACCAGCCCCGATCACCTGCTGGCGAACCTCACCAGCAAATACACCCTCACCCCAGAGCAGATCGAGCGCATCCACGCGCTGGCCCCCATCGAAGGAGATCACACCAATGCAAGTGCATAACGTCCAGCAGGGCACCCCAGAATGGCATGCCCTCCGCTCCAGCTACTTCACCGCTTCGGAGGCGCCAGCGATGATGGGCGCATCGAAGTACCAGACCCGCACCGATCTGCTGACGATGAAGAAAACCGGCATCGTGCCGGAGGTCACCCCGGCACAACAGGCCATCTTCGACCGTGGCCACGCCACCGAGGAACTGGCCCGGCCACTGGTCGAGGAAATGATCGGCGAAGAGCTCTACCCCATCGTCGGCACCAGCGGCAACCTGCTGGCGTCGATGGACGGCGCAACGATGCTCGGAGACACCCTATTCGAGCACAAGCTGTGGAACGAGCGCCTGGTTGCGCAGGTCCGCGCCGGCGAGCTCGAGGCCCACTACTACTGGCAGTTGGAGCAGCAGCTGCTTGTGAGCGGCGCCGAGCGTGTGATCTTCGTTTGCTCGGACGGCACGCCAGAAAAGTTCGTGCACATGGAGTACCAGCCAGTTGCTGGCCGACGCGAGCAATTGGTGGCCGGCTGGGCCCAGTTTGAAGAAGACCTCGGTACCTTCGAGGTGCAAGAAGCCAAGGTCGAAGTTACCGGCGCAGCGCCTGATCAGCTGCCAGCCCTGCGCATCGATGTCACCGGCATGGTCACCGCCAGTAACCTGGATGCGTTCAAAGCCCATGCTCTGGGCGTGATCGGCAACATCAACACCCAGTTGTCGACCGACAAGGACTTCGCCGACGCCGATGCCACTGTGAAGTGGTGCAGCGAGGTCGAGGACAAGCTTAAGGCCGCGAAAGAACACGCCTTGAGCCAGACCGAAAGCATCGACGTGCTGTTCAAGGCCATCGATGACATCGCGGCAGAGACGAGGCGCAAACGCCTGGAGCTGGAAAAGCTGGTCAAGGCACGCAAGGACATCATCAGGTCCGATATCGTCATGGACGCGGCCAAAGCCTTGCAGGACCACATCGACCAGATCAACGTCACGCTCGGCGGCAAGATCCGCATGCCGCGTGTTCACGCTGACTTCGCCGGGGTCATCAAAGGCAAGCGCACGATCGACAGCCTGAAAGAAGCGGCTGATGCCGAACTCGCCCGGGCCAAGATCGAGGCCAGCCGCATCGCTGACGGCATCCGGGCGAACCTAAACAGCCTGCGCGAACTGGCGGCCAGCCACGCGTTCCTGTTCCACGATGCCCAGGACCTGGTGCTGAAGGCCAATGACGACCTGGTGGCGCTGATCAAGGTCCGCATCAATGAGCACGAGCAGGAGCAGCAGGCCGAGCAGCAGCGCCGAGATGCCGAACTTGAACGTCAGCAGGCAGAGCAACAGGCTGCTCAGCAGCAACCCGTGCAGGAGCAGGTCCAGGCGCAGCCGGTGGTCGAGCAGATCCACAGCCCAGAACCAAAGCCAGCAGCCACGCCGATAACCACGGCAGCTCAGCCAACAGCCGACGACGGCCAGCGTATCAAGCTTGGCGATATCAGCACGCGCCTGGGCTTCACGCTGACGGCTGACTTCCTGACCTCGCTGGGCTTCGAGGCAGTAGCCCAGGAACGCTCGGCCAAGCTGTACCGCGCCAGTGACTTCCCCCGCATCTGTGCCGCGCTGATCAACCACATCCAGGCGGTGCAAGCCAATCGCGCCGCTGCATGATCAGGAGCACCTGCCATGGCCAGCCAGACTGTGGAAGAGCTGTACGACCGAGTCGAAGAATTTACGTCCCTGCTTGCCGCCGCTGAGCTCCACGCAGACGGCTCTTGGGAAGAAGAATTCATCACCAACATGCGGGCCAACTTCAAGCGCCACGGCCCGCGCACCCTTCTAAGCCCACACCAGCAGAAAAAGCTGGAGCAAATCGGCAAATACTGAGGAAACCCCATGAAAGTAGAACACCGCGATGCCATAGAGCGCGCCAAGCTGCACGGAATTGAACCCATGGTGCTGGCTCACCAGCTCATGGTGCACGACCTGGTCGAAGCCGCCCTCTTTGAGCTGCGCAATATCAAAGTGCCGTTCGGCCGCTTGGGCGAGGATGACCAGCAAGAGGTGATCGACCGCATTACGAAACAGGCCGAGGAAGTCGTGTGGACGGCGGTGGGCATCATCAGTTCCCGCAGCGTCGACACCATCCCGATCAAAATCGCCGACTCCAAGTTCAAGGAGAAGAACATCACGGTGACTGGCGTGGTGGACGCCCAAGACCCGAACCGGCATGGCCTGATCGATCTATCCGGAAAGCTGGCCCTGTTGGTGCTGGCCCCGAACGACTACGCCGAGGGCGTCGACGGCATCCGCGCCGAGCGGGACCAGCGCGAGCTGCCGCTGAGCGCATCCGAGATTGTCGCAGGCATGGGCCTTGATCGCCGGCAAGAACAGCAGCTGGATCTGGCAGAGCAGCAGGACCAGCAGAGTCCTCAGGATGACAGCGACGTGGTGGACGCAGAGTTTCCCGAGGGCGGTTTCCCCGACAGCAAGGAATTCGGCGACTTCGACTACGACGACGCCAAGCAACTGATCGTGCTCAAAGCCAACGGAAAGCCGTTCAAGGCCCACTGGGTGCAGAGCCGCCTGGCCATCAGCAGCGAGCAGGTAACCACCCTGCTGGTACGCCTGCTCGACGACAAGGTGATTGAGGTTGAAGCCGAGGGCGAATCTGCCCTGGAGCACAGCTACAAGGTCGTCGCCACCCTGGAAGACGTGGTCGCTTGATCGCCAGCCACCACAGCAATACCCACAGGCGCCTACGGGCGCCTTCTTTTCGCCTAAAGGAAAACCGCCATGTCTCAATTGATCTGCGTCTTCGACACCGAAACCACCGGCTTCCCGCACTGGAAACTGCCGAGCGACGACCCGCGCCAGCCACACCTCGTCGATGTCTGCGCCCTGCTCTACACCACGGAAGGCGAGCTGGTCGACAGCTTCGAGGCCATGGTTCGCCCGGATGGCTGGGACATCCCCAGCGATGTCGCGGCAATCCACGGCATCACCAACGAGATCGCGCTCGAGCACGGGATCCCCGAAGCGCTGGCCGTCAAAGGCTTCCTTGGCATCTGGCGCCGCGCCGGGCTGCGGGTCGCGCACAACGAATCGTTCGACGCTCGCATGTTGCGGATCGCGCTGAAGCGCTTCAAGGATTCCTGGGTGGCTGAGGACTTCCGCGACGGCGCCAAGTTCTGCACCGCGATCACGTCAAAGCCTATCTGCCAACTGCCACCGACCGAGGCCATGAAGGCCACTAACTTCAAGAACAGCTTCAAGACGCCAACCGTCTCCGAGGCCTTAAAGTTCTTCACAGGTGAAGACCTGGTCGACGCCCACCGCGCCCGCCCCGACGCCGAGGCCTGCGCCCGCGTGTACTTCGCCCTGCAGGCCTACCAGTCGGCGGCCTGACTGCAAGCAACAGTCCCTTGGAGCAACAATCGTGAAGATCGGAAGACTTGAGATAACTGCGAGCCGTTTCCCTTGGCAGGGCTACGGATGGTTCCCGCATAAGAACGGGAAAGGCCCAACGGCCATTCTCAATCCGAACGGCGCTCGTTTTGGTGCCGGCTGGAACTACAAGCTCGGCATCAGCGTAGGCGGCACCACCATCCTGATCGACCTGCTGTTCGGCACCGTCCGCATCAGTCTGAAGTAATCACCAGCGCCGGGTAACCGGCGCCACACAACAACCAGAATATTCTAAAAACCGCAGGGTTATTTAAAACCTCCCACATGTAAATCAAGCCTTGGCCAGCTCAGGAAGTTTCTTTATAACCTCAACCAAAGTCAGATCACCTCTCAAAAATTTACGAACCTCAAACTCTTGAACGCCAGGCACACCATTAGACTTTACATAAGAAACACGTAAATCATAATAAATATCAGCGTTAAGAATCCCTTCAAATGACAGGACTGACTGCCCACCATTACTCAGCGGAGAACATTCTGACGCCCCCAGCTCTTCATCTCCTAAAAACACGCGACCCACTACATGCTCACAATAGGCACCAGCATTCACAATAGACAAATATACCAGCTCCTTTGGGACACCCGAAACCAGTGAACGACGTATCTTGTCGCTTCTCACTTGTAACAACGGCTCAAGAGAAATCTCGTGATTTCTTAGAGATATATTTGTCGCCTTTACCAACTCAGTCTGCTGAAACACAGATGCTTTCAATTCGTCAGCCTGCATGCGCAATGCCTCAGAACTAATCCGAAGTTCCTTACCTTGCTGAAGGAAGCCCAGTACCAGCCATAGAAATGCTACCGGCCCGAATGCACCGGCAAGGAAATCACCAACCTCGTTCAACGCGATCGTTGAGAGGTTACCGAGCCTCCCCCAAAGCAGCCAGGTAAGCCCTGCGAGGTAAAGCAATGTGACTATTCCACCAATCAACCCAAGCCTACGCCCCATACACACCCTTAAATTCAACCAATTAGTCCATCATGAATACTGCAATCAAATAGGGCGACGATCACGGCGTCGCCCTATGCAGCCGGTTACTTAATATTTTTAAACAGCAAAGCCTCCGCGTAGACAACGGCTGCAGCTTGCTGCATTTCGTTCCAGCTTCCAAAGCCCGTTTCTTGCTTTATGAACCCTTCCCATTCTGCGTCCGGGATAGCTTCAAAGTCGTCAGTAGTTTCCACCTCATACCCTGCCCCCCGACACAACTCGTAGAAATCGGAAAAGCGACTATGCTCGGACACAAAATTTGAGTTCATCACTTCAAGAAATGGGACAGCTGCTTTCCCTTCAAGTTCTCGAGCATTCTTCAGAAGCCTCTCAAGGCCATCAGTATTTCTTGTGACTTTTATCATCAGATGACTCCGCAGTATTGAAATACTAGTAAGACACAGGAACACCTAAAGATCTAGTTCAACGATTCTTTGCTGTGTTTGAAACATCAACGATGTCGCCCCACCCAATCGAGGAACACATGACAACAGCAATCGACCTGTTCGCCGGCTTCGGCGGATGGAGCACCGGCGCGTGCGCCGCAGGCGTCCAGGTTCTCTGGGCGGCAAACCATTGGCCCGAGGCCGTGAAGTGGCATTCAGCCAACCACCCACACGCCGAGCACGTCTGCCAAGATCTGCATCAGGCCAGATGGGAGCAGGTGCCCTCGCACGACCTGCTGCTGGCATCGCCCTGCTGCCAAGGCCACTCGAAGGCACGGGGCAAGAAGTCGGGAAACCCGCAGCACGACTCGTCACGCTCGACAGCTTGGGCGGTGGTATCCGCTTTGGAGTTTCACCGGCCGGAAGCGGCGCTGGTAGAGAACGTAGAAGAGTTCACCGACTGGGCGCTGTACCCGGCCTGGGTCGCGGCAGTTCAGGCGCTGGGGTACCAGGTCGCACCGCATGTTGTTGACTGTGCCGACTTGGGCGTACCGCAACACCGCGTGCGGTTGTTCTTGGTGCTAACCCGCAGCAAGGCACCACTGATGCTAGAACTTCACCGACATCAGCATGTGCCGGCCGCCAGCTTCCTCGACTTCGATGCCGGGCGCTGGTCATTGATCGACAAGCCGGGCCGGGCCCGGGCCACCCTCGACAGGGTTCGCAACGGCCGCGAACGCTTCGGACACCGCTTCATCATGCCCTACTACGGCAAAGGCTCTGGAACCACCGGGCGCGACATCAACCGGCCGATAGGCACAATCACCACCCTCGACCGCTGGGCACTGGTCGATGGCGACCGCATGCGGATGCTCAGCGCCAGCGAGGCACTGGCCGCAATGTCGTTCCCGGCTGACACCCTGCGCCCGAATAACCACCGGCTGACCATGCACATGGCGGGCAACGCTGTACCGCCGCTGGCCGGGCAGCGCGTGATTGAGGCCTTACTGAAGGCCGCATAGCAAAAAGAGTACATTTGTACTCATCATGAAATCCCAACTCCCCCTCTACTGAACAGCCGCCATACGCGGTATGGAGCCCCTATGAACACAGCACGTGCCACCGAAGACATCGAGTTCATCAAACTACCTGAGGTCCGGAGAATCACCGGCATGGGTACAACCTTCATTTATGAGAAGGCCAAGCAGGGGGAGTTCCCCCGCCAGGTCAAACTGGGCACCAAGTCCGTAGCCTGGATCAGGGCCGAGGTTCAAGAGTGGGCAAACGCTCAAATCGCAGCAGCCCGTGGACAGAGCTGACGGGCTACTCGCCCGCCTCAAGCTTGTCGAGATAGTCCGCCCACTCCTGCATCATCGTTCTCCGCTGCTCCACGTACTCCGCATGGTTGTACGAGCCCCGCACCTTGTTGGGGTCTGCGTGAGAAAGCTGTGCCTCAATCCAATCTCTGTTGTAGCCCATCTCATTGAGGGCGGTTGATACCGTTCCACGTATGCCGTGGCCGGTCAGCTTGCCCTCATATCCCATTCGCTTGATGGCCACGTTGATGGTGTTCTCGCTCATCACCTTGCTGGGATCGTTCCGGCCGGTGAACAACAGCTTGCAGCGCCCGGTCATCTGAAGCACCTCCCGCACTACCCCTACCGCCTGCCGCGACAGTGGCACCAGATATGGCGGAATTTCCCCACTTTCAGTACGAACACGGCTTCGCAACTGCTTTACCCCCTCCGGGGGGATGCGCCACAGCGCTTCGTCCAGGTCAAACTGGGTCGGTGATGCCGAGCGCGCCTCAATCGTGCGCACCATGGTCAGCAGCATCAGGCGGATCGCGCTTTTGGTGAACATCGACATACCCGAGGCTCGCAGCTTGCGCAGGAACTCGCCCAGCTCATCGCGGCGCAATATCGGGTTGTGCTTAACCGGTGGCTGGATGGCCGCGACGATATCGATGTCCGAGGCCGGGTTCATCTCAATGACGCCCTCGGCAATGGCATAACGGAAAATCTCGTTCAGCCAACCTCGGCACTTTTCTGCGACATGCAGCGCACCGCGTTCCTCCAGGCGGCGAACAGCCTTCAGTACATCCGCGCGCTTGATATCAGTGATCGGCATTCGACCAAGCGCAGGGATTAGATCCTTGTCCAGGTACCGGCGCGATTGGGCTGCACTGCCCTTCTTGGCATCGGTCAACCGCAAGGCTTTGAAGTTATGCCATCGGTTAGCCACAGCCTCGAAGGTATTCCCCGCACGCTCGCCAGCCTCAACGTGTGTCTTTCGGCGCTGCTCTCGCGGATCAATCCCCTTGGCAACTAGGGCACGGGCTTCGTCCCGCAGCTCTCTGGCTTCGCGCAGGGAGATTTCTGGGTAGGTACCAAACGAGAAGCGCGGCTGCTTGCCGTGCCATGAATAGCGGAAGTACCAGGACTTGGTGCCGACAGTCGCGACAAACAGTGAAAGACCATCGCTGTCGCTGAGCGTGTAGTCCTTTTCCTTGGGCTTGGCCTGCCTGACGGCGGTATCGGTGAGTGGCAT